AACACAACCCTCTATGCAATACAGTCGTCAAACTAGGTCTATTCCTAACTACTTAACATTGGCTTCTATGCGTAGTGGCCCTGCTAAAATTAGTTATCAAGACCCTAGAAAACGAGAACAAGAGGCGCTCATCGCTCAAAGAGAAACACAAATGCCGACACAGCCGGTAACACCCTCAACACCAACCGTTACTGCCGATTCGCGCATACCTCACGCTCCGAGAGGAAGCGCTAAACATAGAAGGGCCATTGAAGGACCTAAAAGAGTTGTAAAACCAAAAGAACCCGATACACCAATGGGTAAAGTGGAGAGTAAAGCAACTAATTTAGCGACAGGAGGTTCTTCTATGTTCGCGCCTTTGCTCGCTAAGTCTATGTCTATTCGTGATAAACAAGAATATAGACGACTTATTCAAAAATTAGAGAAATTGTTGCGCAATTTAACAAGAAAAGCCGATGCTTCACTAGACCCTGCGCCCGATGGACCAACGCCTAACGGCCACCCCCGCATGACTTCTGCACCAACAGGCGCTACTGAAACAGACCCCGAGGACGACCCGACTATGTGGGGCGCTCACGCTTATGGTTTGTATGCTAGGAGAGGTGGGATAGCATGACCGATGATATGATTATCAAAGGTAATGGTGTGTATAAAAGACATGGCGCAGGCAGGGGTTATGAGTTTGTGCCTCAATCATTCCCTTCTAGGGAAGCAGATTCCGCGCATGGTAAAAAAATGTCCCATTTTCACATAGACCATGAAACCGGCTCGCCTCACGCAGAAATACCCGATAATATGCGTTATTGGCCTATGGAGGCGGCGGCAATGTATCTTTCGCAGAATCCAAAGTTGAGGAATAAAGTGTCGGTAAGGGACATCAAAAAATATTTCAATACGGCGGCAATGAAATTCAACGAAATCAAAAGAAAACACGGTGATGATTTTCATACTGTGCCTATTCCGTTTGACGAAGACGGTAATTTACACCCCGAATACAAAACTAATCATTACGGGATACATGAAAATAGAAGCGTTCCGACAAGAACTAGAAAAACCCGAGATAAAGATGGTAAATTGATTAATCTTCATTACAATTCTGTTGCACACCCAACTATAGGACACTTTTTGGAGTCTGCATCTTTTCATTTTGAGAAAGAATTTCGCAAACTTATGCAAGATTTAGGTATTGAAACTGATTTAGGCGCACGACAAAATGTAATTGAACCTCAACAAATAGTTCGCGCCCCCGTTAGAATGGGTGATGGGCGTATAGAAATGAGAAGTTTGCTTCATCGTTATCATTCGGGTCAAAAAAGTCCCGAAAATAAAGGTAGTCATGTATCTCCCGAATATGGACAAGAAGATTATAATGCTCAAGCCCAATACGGTCAAATAAGACCTATTGATATTGTAGCATTTTTGGCTCAAAATGCTCCGGCCTTCTTTAACACAGACAGGCAAGCAGGGAGATTCCCTAACAAAGTGGTTAACGCTTTGATGGACGCAGGCATATCACAAAGAAGGGCGAAACAGATGGCTATAGCGCCTGCCGCACAACTGATACTAGGGAGAGGAAAGAAAGGCGCGGCAACGAAACTCAATAATCTAGTAAATAGAATACAAGATTATATCGGTATAGCGGGTCCAAGAAAAGACCCAACCATTGCTGATGTATATCATAAACATCGTAGCCATTTTGATGGTAGGGTTGGAGGGGCTGACAGGGGCAGAAGCGATGCTTCAAAGAGAATATTAGCCACATTCAAAACAGCGCAAGAATTGGGCGTTGATTTGACACCGATTACGGGTTCGGTTGCCGCTTCTCCCGGTGTGGTTAATGGTTGGTTGTCATACGCGAATAGATTAAACGCTAAACCTATTAATTTTGAAGCAATGGGTTTAGCGGAAGAACATCATCAGTTGCATAACAAAGTAAGTCAAGACAAGGGTCATTTGTATTTAGACGGAATGCCTAATCATATAAGCGCGGGCGAAATGCCTACATCTATAGATGGGCCAATGGACCCGTCTATGGCGGCAGTTGCTCAAACAACACAACAGCCGTTTGATACCGACCCTTTTGCACCGGCAGGAACGGTAGCGACACGCAACAACGCCGACGATTTCACTACATCAGCAGATGACCCTATGGGCGCTATTGCAGTAATCATGGAAAGGGTGCAAATGCGGGACACATGGGAAGACGCTAGAATAATGAAACGCGTAAAACATGTAAATCTTAATCCACAAAACAATAACGACATGAATGTATTAGCCAAACAAGTTGGACTTGAAACTAATGATGTGCGCGCAATTGCAATGACCTTTGGTAATTGGGATAGATTAGCGCAACATTTTCAAGTAGGACTAGATGTGGTTGAAATTATCAAGGCGTCTTGTGTGGAGGTCGTAGTATGAATATTGATGATGAAATTGAATGGAATAGACACATAATAAAAAGCGGACGCGTAATAGGAACTTATGATTGGTTATTTAGCAAAGGGTATGATGTTCACGAAGCAAACTATGTTGTTTGGGGCGAACTAGATAATACTCTTGAACCACTTGCAAAGGCAATAGGAAAAGCAACACAACAACACCCCGATATTTTGTTGAAAAACGCAATGAAAGACGCTATACAACAAGAACAAGCAAAGAGATATCAACAAAGAGTAGCCGAAAACCCTATGGCAAAACCAACAGGCACAGATTATAGAGTAGCGGGTCAACCTATGATGGCCGCTTATGCGGGTCTTAGAAATCTTGCTTCCGGTGGCGCTTACTCAAACCCAAAATTAGACCAACAAGCAGATACCGAGAACATGCAAGAACGATTTGGTTTCTTAAGTGGAATGAGAAGACCAAAGATTGCGGCAACTGCGGCTTTAGGCGCAATGAGCGACAGGAAAAAATTATCAAATTTTGATAGTAAAATTAGTGATTTAGATTTGTCAAGTAAGCGCTTATTGGGAGGGCGAAGTGTTGATGATTTATCCCCTAGCGAAAGAGAGCGATACATGAACATGCAAAATGTAATTGCCGAAACGCAAGCGGCTCGCGATAAATTAGTTGATGCGGGAGGCGAAAGAGGTTTTCAAGAAAGAGCGAAAACTATGGCTAACCAAAAATTTGGAGCAAAAAGAGGCAATGCTCCCATAGGCAAATATCCATTCCCCGAAGAAAAAATGCGAAACATGCCTCCCTCGGACGATGACATTGAAATTCCTGTTGAAAGTGAAGAACCCGATAAAGAGCGCGAAGAACAAGCGCGCGCGGCAGTTCGGGAAACAAACCGCGCGGCGCAGGGACCTAATAAAGACATGCCGGAAGGTCAGCAAGTGGTGAATCCGCAATCCGACGGACCAAGAACAGGAAAAGAGTTTTCTCAAGCACTAGGATATGCGCGATTTAAACCGGAAGGGAAAGCAGGGAAGTTGTTTGAAGAATTAACTGCGGCTAAAGATTCGGGTAATAGATTAGATAAAACAATACAACAAGCAAGAACATCAATGGGGAGAGGTAGCAAACTAACTCAAGAAATGTTTAACAAAGTTATGACAGACTTTGGATTTACACCCGAGTTGTTTGCTGAATTACCTAAGAAGGAGCAAAGAAAGGTCATTAATACAGTTAAAGAAAAGGTTGAAACGCCTGCGGCAGAAGAAACTCCTGCGGCAGAAACTCCTGCCGAGCCTGCTGAACCGGAAACGCCTGCTGAACCGGAAGAAAATGATGACATTGTTATTGATGATGATGATGATGACATCAACCTTGATGATGATGATGACATCAACCTTCCCGATGATGATGAAAAACCAAAAGAAGATATGGATATAATTTCAAGTAAAGATACCCTTGAATCTTTAAACATGGCTTTTACATTTTTGAAACAAAGACTATGAGGTGGTCTTTGTGCAATCCTTGAACCTTGAAACTATTGAAGAAATAGATTATGAAGTCGCTAAGCGCGATTTCAAATTTTTCTTTGAGGAAATTTTAGGTTTTCAATTATCATGGCATCATCAAAATTGGTTCAATAATCTTGAAGCGGAACGCAGATATTGTGTAAAGGCGGCGCGTGACCACGGTAAATCAACTCTATTTCTAGGGTATCTTCTGTGGAAAGTCGCATTTAATCCAAAATGTAAGGCTGTTCTTATCAGCCACAGTCTGCATCAGTCTATACACCACATGCGCACACTAAATGATTTAATTGACGGTGTGCCGTTTTTAGCAAAAATGAAAAAAGCAGATGCTTGGTCCAAAACATTTTTTGGTTTTACTAACGGTTCAAACATTAGCGCAAAGTCGGTAGGTGGTGCTATCCGTGGTATTCACCCCGACCTTATTTTATGCGATGACATTTTGTGGGGAACTACAGATACGGAATTGCAAAGAGTTGCATCTTGGTTTTACGAAGTTCTAGTCCCAACGCTTCACCACACATCAAAACTAATGATAGTCGGAACACCATTTACACCTACTGACCTTTACACCGAGTTAGAACAGCGCGAAGGGTATTTAGTTGAAACTTATCCTGCTATTGACGCAAAAGGTGTTGCGCTTTGGCCGGAGCGATGGGACTTAGATTCTCTTGATGCGCGCCGAAATGATATGCCTGCGATAGCGTTTGCGCGAGAATATTTGTGTGAGCCGATGGACGATATGAGCAGTTTGTTCCCGTCATTGGTATTACAAGCCGCCAAAGATAGTGATTTGCGATTAATGAATAGAGCAATAGGCGACCCCGATGACCAATACTTTGTCGGTTGGGACCCTGCTATCTCATCGGATAGAAGCGCTGACTACACAGTTATGGTTGTTTTGAGAAGACCGGCAACTAATCCCGAATTGCTTGAGTTAGTGCATGTTGTGCGCCGTAAGAATATGGACTTCCGCACACAAATAACCGAGATACAAAAAATAAATGCAAAATTTGCACCCGATGTTATAGAATTAGAAGCCAATAACTTTCAGCGCGTGTTTGCTACTGAATTAAGAGCAGACACCGATTTACCAATTAAGACATTTATTTCAACGCGGCAAAGACGAGAGTCCCTTCTTATGGGTTTAGTTATGCGCTTTGAAAAAGAACAATTGCGCATACCGTGGGGTGATGAAAACTCAAGAAACATAATTAGCGAGTTAGAGCGAGAGTTGCTTATGTTTGGTATGTCTAAGAAGGGTAAGTTAGACAGCATCGGCAGACACGATGACTTTGCTATTGCTCTTGCTTTAGCACATTGGGCGACAACAGAATTTAGAGAGCGCATAGTTGATATTGACGATTTGATGGCGGGGTTGATTGATTGAATTGGACAGGCTCTATACTCGCTGATGACGAAATAGAGAATATTCTCAAAGCCGCAACCATATCTTCTCCAAGTATGGGTGATGCTCCGCAAACTGTATCGCAAGGCGAAGGCACATTAGCAGGCGGGGCCACGCCCCCTAAGCAAAACCAAGCAGAAGAAGAAGATGAGAAGCAAGAACTTGTTGAGGCTGTTACTCAACGATTGAAAAAGAGTATGCCGCAGAATGGTTGGTTCCAATCAATGTTTGGTAAAGACGCTGAAACGATGGTTAAGGAATTGAGAAATACGCGCAGAATAAGAAAAGATATGCGAGAGGACATTGACCTTGCTATTGATGCTATCCGAATAGCCAAGAAACAAGAAGTTGAGGCAACAATCAAATCGTTATCTTGGAGCGATGACCACACAAATTCTATACGCTCTCTTGGTGTTAGTGATAGAGATTTACAGTCATTGAGAAAACATGGTAATGCGCGCTCAATTGGATTACAACAAGCCTGTTTAATGTGGGAAAAAGCCAACGATGTTATCACAAAATTATCACAAATAGATGGTGATTTTAACGAAGAACAATTACAATTATGGGTTGATTCAAGACAAATGAGAAAAGACGCTAAAAAGCAATGGAAAGAAACTTTACACCCAATTGATAATATCAAAAAACAAGAAACAATTTGGTTGTCAAAAGCAGTAAATGTCTTAGAAACGCGCGGCCCCCTGTCTTCAAATGAAATTTATAATTCAATAGGCTCGCCTAAAAATTTGAGCATTCGCAAAATGGCGTCTTTGCTTAAGACCCACGGTGTTGATTTTAACATTGAAAAAATAGGTTCTAATTATGGTATAATAGAAGACAATGTTGTCATTGTAAAAAGTATATGGGCTTATGCGGCAGGATTCCTAGACGCAGACGGATATATCACTATAACTAAGCGCGGTGAACCAAGAGCAGGGTTTATCGCTACAGGTAGTCGCGGTAAATTGCATTGTGAAAATTTGCATAAAGCGCTAGGGTGTGGTGTATTACAGACTGATTTGAAGATTCACAAGAATAGCAGAAGGACTCAACACAGGTTACAATTTTACAGTCAAGATGATTTGCGCAAACTGATGAAGGGAATCAAACCACATTTGCGAATGAAAAAAGGACAGGCTGATGCAGTCCTAGAACTTCTTGATTTGCGCGGTCGTAAAACTGATATTATCAAATCACGCCGTGATGAATTGTTTCGCATTGTTAAGTGGTTGAATTGGAAAGATGTGCCGGATAAGCGCGAAGAATTACTGAAGGAGTGGAACATTGATGAAGCGGGAGTGCTTGCGATGTTTAATCGGGAC